ATCGTAGTCCATTCCGATGCCGTCATGATGTACGCTCCACCAGCCCTACGTGCTGTACAAGTAATTCTGTCTGTCCAAAGTCTGACCCGATCACATCGTAATACTTTGAGTCATCACCCACCCGGTAAACCCTATCCTGCGGCATGACATCAGCACCGACAGCAACAATCAGCGTCCACTGTGCAGATGACTGGATGCCACCGCCTACAATGCTCTCTGTGTCTGATTGGTTGGTCAGCCTAGCGTTGTACTCGGCAACCTTACGCCATGTCTCAGTAGCACCGCCCCTGCCATCTTCAGTAAGGGTGAAGCGATGTATTTCTACTCTGTCTTGGCACAGGTTGCGTACCATGCCTGCTTGCAGGGTTGCGCGGAGAATCGGGCTCATGCGAACACCAGAGGGCGATATCGTTCAGCCATGCTTAGGCAGTGTGCTTTGAGTTGACTAAGCTTGACATCGCTTGTGCCTTCCTTAGCATCGATGTCGCTTGCACAACGGCTAGCCTTTATCATCCACGCTTGGCGGGTGGCTGTCCTGACATCGTAGCGCTCTACGTTGATCGGGCCTTGGTCTACCCACATTAGAGTAGGGTCTCCGGTGCCATCTTCCAGCGTGTAGCCCCTGACATGGTAAGGAGAATAGACAGGGTAATCGGGTTGTGTCGTGCCTGATGTTCCAGCCACCCGGCACTCGTAGACCCTGCCGTTGGGCGTTGTAGGCACTACACGGTCACCGACAGCATAGGTGGTGCTAGCCGTCCAAGTTGTGAACCGAGAGAAAGAATCAAGGATGCTCCCTATGTCGGTTGTGGACATCTGCGGATAACTTTGTGCATCAACAAAAAGTGATACCTGCGCTATCGCTTCGGCTCGTGTCATCATGCTCCACTATCCCACATATAAAGAAAGCCCCCGGCACGTCTGCCGAGGGCTTGAGATAAGAACCGCTAGGCTTATGTAGCTGCGGATGCTCCGACGATAAGCGAACCCGGTACACGGTTGGCTGCTGTTGCATCCACGTTACCGATGTCAAACGCCTTGAACGCAAAGCGCTCAGTTGCCTTGAATGCAAGCGCATCTTCGACAAAGTAGCGCTGATCCGATACCTCGATGGTAACGGTTCGGCGGTCACCAAACGCTGTACCCATGCTCAGGTCACCCAAGAGGACATAAGGCGTGGATGCTGCAAGGGTCTTCTGCATATTCTGGACGAACACGACAGGGTAACCGTAGAGCATAGGCGTAGGCCCGTAAGCATTTGCGATGTCGCTGATAGCGTTGCCACCAAGTGCATCAAGCAGAGGAGCGATGGCGTTGTACCAAATCTCCTTATGCATAAACCACTTAGCGTTAGCGGCGTATGTCGGGAGCTTAGCAACCATACCCTTAAGGTTAGCAAGTGTCGGGCTGTAGGTGATTGTCTGGCCGGTCGTGAAGACCTGCAAGGAAGCAATGTTAGCCTTGGTTGCGTTGCTGCTGTAGATGGCATAAAGGATGCCATCGAGGCCAGACGTGGAGTCTACTGCATTGTTGAAAACAACGCGGTCTTCTTCCTTCGCAAGGACATAAGCCATATCACGGGCAAGGGTTGCACCAAAGTCGATGATGCTATCTTCTGCCAGTTCCTTGGAAACCTGAGTAAGAACCGATGGCTTCTTAGCTACAAGGTTCACCTGTGCAAAGGTCAAGTCGCTTGCAGTGATAGCCGTGTTCTCACCCGGGTAGTAAACCGTGGTGGATGCGGTTGCGTTAGGAACGTTCAAGACATCGCTGGACATCGGGTAGATGCGGCAGTTTTGACGCGCAATACCGAACTGCTCACGCAGGTAGATAAGCTCGCTCGACAGCGGATCTGGAACGGTGAAGCCACCAGCGGTTGTCGTGCCTTCGCTCTGTGACTTCAGGTTAGCCTTGCACCACTCAGCGGCCTTGCGGTTGCCCATGATAGAGCGGCCCCACTGGCCCCAGCAGTACGCCTTGTAGTTAGCCTCATCACGAGTACCGGAAAGTGGATTGCGTCCAACGCCGCCCGACTTCCATGGCTGGTCTACTTGCACTTCAGTTGCCACAGGGTGGCCCTGTCCGAGTGCCTTGATGGTCTCAATACGCTCTTCAATGCCCTTGGCTTCAGCCATCAGGCTCTTGACCTGTGCAAGGTCACCGTTACCGGAAGCAAGCTCCCGCGCGGTAGCAAGCACAGATTCTTTTTGATTCTGCAGTTGTGTCAAATTCATAGTTGTGTTAGCAACTCCAGACGTGCCAGCAGTTCCTGGCGTTCGTCATTGTCATGGGCTTTCGCCTCTACTACGAGTTCCGGTTGCACTTCTGGCTGGTCTGCGTCCCGCAGTGAATCCCAGACTACAGGTGCTAAGCGCTTGGCGCTCGCCCGGCTAAGACCGACTGCATCCCGCAGTCGACGTTCAACACCCCGCAGGGAAGCGGGTTGTACGCTCTTCATGCCGTGCATGGCATACAAGCCCTTTGCACGTCGAGCAAATTCATCAATGACGGCATCCGCCATGCTCTGATCGGATACGGCTTCGATGGCTCCGCAGAGCGCATCGTAGTAGGCTTCAAGCCCCTCGTGGATAAGGTCACCTTCGGACTCATCAAAGACCGATACGGCGTACTCTTCCGGGGATTGCTCAGGCATTGGAGCCATTACCATCTCTTCTTCCATATCCATCATAGGCTCCATGCCGTAATACTCCTTTAGGCTTTTGACGCTGTTACGATACTCGGCTGGTGTCGGTGTAATGCTTGCCTCGGCGATAGGCCACCGGGTAATCTCAGCTGCACCGCCCATGCTCTTGCGCTCTACCAGATGACCAGCAGCACCGGAGGAAAAACCCATCTTGCCTTGCTTGCAGAGCTTCGCAATCATGCTGCCGTATTCGTCGGCTAGATCCAACTGAGCCTCATACCATAGCCCGGTATCGTCCATCTTGATGTATCCGGTACCGATGCTCTTCTTCCCGACAGCGGCATCCATGCCGTGGTGGTAGTAGACGTTGAGCGGTACGCGCTGACCCTTTGAAACCGGAAAGCCGTAGTCGGTTGAAGCGGTGAAAAAGTCACCTTCAAGGTCGGCGGTCTTGGTATCACCAAAGCGCACAAGGTAGCCCTTGACGTAGCCTAACCGGTCGCTCTTGATACCGTCTACGGAAGATGTCAGCAAGTCCATGGCTTCACTATCCCACATACCCTATTGATCCATCTGTCGGTTAGCAATCTCCTGCTCCCACTCCCGCGCAGTGCGTGGCCGCCGTACCGTGATGCCGAACTCCTTCAGCGGGATGATGCTGGTAGTCGGCCCCCAGTCGCTGTTTTCCTTGACCCGTACAAAGTCAGAAAGCGGCTTGCCTTCCTTCCATAACCGGTAGCGGCCTTCACCCATGATTTCTTCTATCTCGCTATCGTTGAGACCAGCAAGAATCCGATCAGGCGTGGCTACCTCTGGGCGGGTATCCGGTATGGAAGAATCGCCGGTTATCTCAGCCCAGCTGAGCGTCTCCGGAATCATCACACACCGGCAGTTCGGGTGGCTTGGCATGATGGTATCGGTGGCTTGCAAGGTACCGCTAAGAGCCAAGCAGGCAAGGCATACCCGCGCATCCTGCGTAGCCTGCCGCCGGTATCCGGTGACCGAACCATTCTCCGTGTATAGTTGCCGCTGGGCTTCCCTGGCGCTTCGTATCATCTCGGTACGTGCTATCGTCTCTGCTCTTTGCCGTCCAATGTCTGCCGCTTTGCGTACCCGCCGTGCTACCGTGCGCGGGCCTTCTCCTAGGCTGATGCCTTGTACCAAAGCCATCTGCATAGCATCCGTGGTTACTTGGGGGATGGAATCGAATAAGACAGCCAAAGGGCTACCATCGCCTGCGAACCCGACAAAGGCCTGCAAGGCTTCGTCAGGTAGACTTGTCCAGCTAGTACCAAGGGTAACCCCGGCTGGCTTTTTACCCGCTGCCGCTTCCACAAGGCGCGGCGTTGCATCATTAGCAAGGATAGCGGCTTGCAGTTGGCCATCGGCTGTAATCACTGCCCCCTCGATGCTGAACTTCTTCAGGTTCTTTCCGAGCTGCTCAATGTTATCTATGATCCGCTGACGCATCCAGAGTATGGTTTCGCTTGGCGGTTCGCCGTTTGCTTCACGCTCGGCTATCCTACCCTCCAGCGCTTCAAGCTCATCGATGCTGGCCTTGGTGGCGGCTTTGTATGCGCGTTGCATCCGGCTTATGGCTACGCCTTCACGCTCTAGCAGGTCATTCCGGTACTTCTGCCCAGCGGCATAGATC